CCAAGGCTCACAAGGGCTTGAAGGCTGGCGGCTCTGTTGGCACAACCAAAATGGGCGCAGTTCGTACTGCTGCTCCAAGCCGTGACGGCATTGCTAAACAAGGCAAAACCAAAGGCACCATGATTAAGATGGCACGCGGCGGCAAAGCCTGCTAAGGAGTTGATATGAGCCCAGCAGAAAAAGAAGCCCGTCAGATGATGGCGGACAAAAAGGCGCAAGATGCTGCCGAACGTGAGTACAACAAGCGCTCGAGTGTTATGCCTTCCGAAGACCCACGCGACATTGTGCGCGGCCAAAAAGGGTACAAGAAGGGTGGCAGTGTTACTCGCGCCGACGGTTGCGTTACCAAAGCTCACACCAAAGGCAAAATGATTAAGATGGCTGGCGGCGGGATGTGCTGACATGAGAGCCAGTCGCGGCATGGGAGACATCCTCCCCTCTAAAATGCCTTCCGGCAAGCGTAAAGCTCGCCGGGATGACACCGACTTCACGCAATACGCTGAAGGCGGACCGGTTGGGTTGTATGCCAACATCAACGCAAAGAAAAAGCGGATTGCCGCTGGCTCTGGTGAGAAAATGCGCAAGGTTGGCAGCGCTGGCGCACCAACTGCAAATGCGTTTGTGCAATCGGCCAAGACTGCGAAGAAGTAAACCATGGCAACATCAGGCACTACCGCTTTCAACATGGACCTCACGGAAATCGTGGAGGAGGCGTTTGAACGTGCCGGTGGTGAGCTGCGCACTGGTTATGACTTGCGCACAGCCAGTCGGTCCCTGAACCTTATGTTTTCCAACTGGGCTAATCGTGGTTTAAACATGTTCACGTATGAGCAGGGCTCCATCAATCTGGTGGCGGGCACTGCTACGTACAACCTCCCAGCCGACACTGTTGACCTGTTGGAACATGTTATCCGCACGGGTGCAGGTAGCGCCTCAACGCAGGCAGACCTGACCATTACCCGGATCAGCGTATCCACCTACGCCACAATCCCCAACAAGCTGGCTCAGGGTCGCCCCATTCAGGTTTGGATTGAGCGCCTGACAGATGCACCGCGCATTACGGTTTACCCAATTCCAGACAACTCGCAGCCTTACGTGTTTGTGTATTGGCGCTTACGCCGTATGCAGGACGCTGGCACAGGTGTAAACACCATGGACATGCCATTCCGGTTCTATGAAGCCATGACGGCTGGCTTGGCCTACCACCTTGCCCTCAAGATTCCCGGCGCAATGGACAGATTACAGATTTTGAAGCAGCAGTACGACGAGGCGTGGGATTTGGCTTCCTCCGAAGACCGAGAGAAGGCGGCAGTCAGGTTTGTCCCTCGTGCAATGCACATTGGAAACGGTGGCTATTAATGGAAATCCTGTTGCGTAAAAACGCAATCCTCCAAGGCTTGAGCCACTATTGGACGGGCGTTCCATGCGTACACGGGCATACAGTCTTGCGACGAGTAACTGATCGCGTATGTACAGAATGCGACAAGGTTGCAAAATCCGTGCGGCGCACAACACCTGCAAACGAGCAAGTAAAACTCACCCGCAGAGAGTCTTATCAAAAGCACAAAGAAGCAGCATTGCTTGCCAAGAAAATTTATCGGTCCGAAAACAAGGGAAAAATAAACGCCCTTTGTGCCGCCCGAAAAAAAGTTGTCAAGCAAAGAACGCCTCAGTGGTTGACTGGCTTTGACAGGCTAAAAATTCGCTGCATGTACCAGTTGGCAGCAATGTACACCAGAGAAAATAACGAGCCTTGGCATGTTGATCACGTAATCCCGCTGCAAGGCAGTGTTGTTTCTGGGTTGCATGTGCCAAGCAATTTGCGTGTTTTGCGCGGGTTAGACAACATCAAGAAAAAGAATAAATACGAGGTGGCAAATGTCCAATAGGTTTGCCAGCGGACCTCGGGCTATTGCGATGTGCGATAGATGTGGTCAGCAGTTTAAACTCAAGCAGTTGAGGACTGAGATTATTAAGCAACGCAAGTACGAACTGTTAGTTTGTCCTGAGTGCTTTGATCCTGATCAGCCGCAGTTGATGCTTGGCACATTCCCAGTGGATGATCCGCAGGCACTCAGGAACCCACGCAGGGACACAACTTATTTAACATCAGGTTTGAATGACAACGGCAACCTATCCGGCGGCTCTCGAGATATCCAGTGGGGTTGGAACCCTGTGGGCGGCTCGAGGTTGTTTGATGACGGACTGACGCCAAACAACTTGGTGGTAATCGGGTTTGTTGGTACAGTAACAATATCGGTAACGTAAGGAGTTTAAGATGGACGTGAAAAAATTAGTGCGCAAGCATGAAGCAAATATGCACCCCGGCAAAGAGCCGACTAAATTTGCAAAGGGTGGCAAGACCAACCTGCAAATGAAACAGTTTGGACGCGGCATGGCTAAGGTCATGAACCAGCGCGTTTCTTCTGCACCTAAGGGGAAATGATATGGCAGCCTTCAGCAAAAAAATGATGGGCAAAGAGGTTGGCAATGCCAATGTCTACGCCAAGCCACACACGATGGATGGCAAGCCCGGTGCAGGCATGAAGGTCATGCAAGACCCCAACACCCTAGCCGCCAACAAGATGACCCGTTACACGGCCACACCCCGCGTGAGTACCAACGATCCCGGTGCAGATAACGTAAAAACCAGCGGCATTAAAACCCGTGGTAATGGTTGCGCCACCAAAGGGACTATGGCCCGAGGCCCGATGGCGTAAATATGAACTACACCGAGCTCAAAGAGAACATTGCCCGCATCTGTGAAAACGAGTTCACAGAGGCTGAGTACGCACTCTTTACCGAGCAGGCGGAGCAACGTATCTACTCAACCGTGCAGCTTGCAAACTTGCGCAAGAACGTGACCGGAACAATTACTGCGTCAAACCAGTACCTGCAAGCGCCCGCTGACTTTTTGTCGGTGTATTCGCTGGCGGTTTACCCTGTTGCCGGGGGTGCTTATGAGTATTTGCTGAACAAGGATGTCAACTTCATCCGTCAGGCGTATCCAAATCCGGCAACAACTGGAAAGCCTAAGCACTACGCCATCTTTGGTCCGCGCTCGGATGATATCAACGAGTTGAGCTTCATTATTGGACCAACGCCCAATATTGCGTACAGCGCGGAGCTGCATTATTACTACTATCCTGAGTCCATTGTGACTGCCGGTAGTACGTGGCTTGGTGATAACTTTGACTCTGCACTGCTCAATGGTGCATTGGTTGAGGCAATTCGTTACATGAAGGGCGAGCCAGACATGGTTAAGCTCTACCAAGAGATGTATCTTCAGTCGATTGCCTTGTTGAAGAACTTGGGTGACGGCAAGCAGCGCGGTGACGCATACCGCAGCGGGCAAGTCCGCATTCAGGTAAATTAATATGTCGTTTGACCAAACACTCACCACGCAGGCTAAGCTTGTTGCTTTACAGGCTTTGGCTGCTGGCACGCTCAAGATGGCGTTGTACACAGCCAGTGCCGACCTTAATGCAGAGACGCTTGTTTACACAACAGCAAATGAGGTTGTAGGTACAGGGTACGTTGCAGGCGGCAACACGTTGACCAACGTGACGGTGCTGGCTTCTGGGACAACCGCATATCTTGACTTTGACAACGTGGTCTGGAATCCAGCCTCGTTTACTGCGCGTGGGGCGCTAATTTACAATACAAGCCTCGGCAACCTTGCTGTAGCTGTGTTGGATTTTGGGTCAGACAAAACCTCCACTACTTCATTTACTGTACAGACACCAGCCAACACTGCTGATGCTGCGCTCATCCGTTTTGCATAAGGATTGACCATGTTGAAAGATAAAGCATCTTCTCAGGACGCCATTGGCGCAATGCTGACCCGCGCTGCAGGGGCAGACGGCCATGCTCAAGCTGGTGGTGTGTTTTCAATTGAGTGCCGTGATGCCGAAGGCAATCTCAAGTGGTCTGAAGCCTTGAACAACCTTGTTGTAAACGAGGGTCTGCAAGACATGAACACCAAGTACTTTTCAGGTTCTGCTTACACCGCTACATGGTTCATTGGTCTGTACGGTGCTGGCGCAAGTAACACCCCCAATGCAAGCGATACCGCTGCATCCCACGCAGGCTGG